GCCTGAGGTGCTTATCAAGGCAGTGGACGACCCGTTCGACTATGCCGTGAAGCTCAAGGATGGATCGCTGATCTTCTTCGAGTACGCCGTCCCGTGTGGGCGAGACAAAGAGTGGGCACTCCTGGTACTCAACGACATGCACCAAGGGTCGAACGCTTACCTTCAGTCCGTCAACTACCGCATCGGCGCTGGCAAGGATCGCGGGCTCGAAGTGCGCGTCAGTGAAATCGTGTGGGCAGCTGATGCCCCTTACGGGAGCTAACCATGAGCGAGTACAAGTTCACACAGGACTGGTTCCACTGGTCACCGCAGGTCTGGGAGCAGCTTATCCCGCACCTGCCGGGTGAACCGGGCAAGCGCAACTTCCTTGAGATCGGCTCGTTCGAGGGGCGCAGTATGACTTGGATCGTCGAGAACATGATGGTCGAGAACGACTGGCTTGGCTGCATCGACACGTGGGAAGGTGGTGAGGAGCACGGCGCGGAAGACATGGGTAAAGTGGAGAAACGCTTTATCTATAACCGAGCAGCCGCATGGGAGAAGTTCCCATGCCGGGACGTCAAAATGCTCAAGGGTTCGTCGGTCGATATACTGGCTATGTTCTTGAACAAGGGGACTGACTGGAGTGACCGGCTACATGAGTTCCACTTCATCTACATCGACGGGAGCCACACGGCCCCGGACGTTCTGACTGATGCTTGCATGGCTTGGCCGTTGCTCAAGCCCAAGGGGATCATGGTGTTCGACGATTACATGTGGGGCAGTCCGCGTGACATCCTGCACCGGCCCAAGATCGCCATTGACGCGTTCTGCAACATCTTTGCGGAGCAGCTCGAACCGGTTCACGTCGGGTACCAACTAATTGTACGTAAGAAGGAGCAAAGCTAATGCCTACCAAATCTGCACGGGGCGAGACCGCTCGCCGTATTTACACTGTACTTCACCGTAACCCGGACCTGACCGCTGAAGAACTCAACGCGCGGCTGCCGGACCTGACCATCGCTGCGATCCGTTCCGCCCTTTCCAAGATGGAGAAACGCGGCGCTGTCGCGGTACGAGGTGTGAAGAGTACGCGTTCCAACGGATGTGGGCGGCATGCTAACGTCTACCACGTGAAGTACAAGTCGGGTGCGGTGACGGCTGCCAAACCCAAGAAGGTAACGCCGAAGGCGCGACCCAAACCGAAGCGGGACATGGCAGCTGAGTACGAAGCGGTATACCGCCAAGAGTTTGAGCGCCACGGCGACACTCTAGCCGAGCTCCAGAAGGCAACGGCTGCCCACCAACGGACAGTCGAACTGCTTATCGAGGCCCTCGACGACCTTGCCGAGACCAGGCAGGCGCTCGAAGCAGCACAGACCCGCCGCAACTGGTGGGATGCAGTGAAGGGGTGGTTCTCATGACTGACGAGATCAAGGTGAAGCCGGTCGAGAAACGTCCGTCGATGATGATCGCTACCCCCATGTATGGTGGTATGTGCACGGGCCACTATGTGCAAGGACTGCTCATGACCATGGCCAAGATGCGTGAGATCGGGGTCGGTGTCTCATGGTGCCAGATCATGAACGAGAGCCTCATCACTCGCGCCCGTAACGAGCTTGTCCGGGTCTTCCTCGACAGCGAGCATGACTACCTGATGTTCATCGACGCCGACATTGGCTTCGACGGAGAGGCCATCGCGCAGCTGCTGGCTGCCGACAAGGACGTCGTGTGCGGCATCTACCCCAAGAAGGAAGTGAACTGGGACAGTGTGGAGCGCGCTGCCCAGGGTGGCAAGCAGGGGCTGGAAGATTACTCCGGGGCCTTCGTGTTCAACATGATCGGCAACAACAACTCCGAGACTGATGAGAGCGGATGCTTCGAAGTCCGTCATGGCGGCACTGGCTTCATGCTCATCAAGCGTGGGGTGTTCGAGCACCTCAAGCCCCACGTGCCTACCTACCGGGTGAGTACGTTCCAGAACCCGCAGACGGGTGAGTACGACAAGCCGCTGACCCATGAGTTCTTCGCTACCTCTATCGACAAGAGCGGCGCTCTGCTTTCGGAAGACTACCACTTCTGCGAGTTGCTGCGCGCGCACGGGGGCGAAGTCTGGGCCAACCCCTTTATCAAGCTGTTCCACGTCGGCACCTACGTCTTCGGTGGCGACATCCTCAAGAGCGGGGGGAACCTCAAATGAGAGTGAAGAAGCTACAACGCGGATACACTGCGTATCTGTCGGACCATGAGTACAGCATCCTGCAGCTCATGGTGGAGCGGTTCGACATCGAGGTCGAATGGAAGCAGATGACCAGTGGACAGAAGCGGTCGTGGGGCCGTCGCATCCGCCACGGGGACTTTCTGCGCGTCGATAAGGATACCCGGAAATGGTAGAGGAAAACACAGACGTTGACGCAGTGCTTGAAGAGCGCGGCACCAACTACGGCTCGTTCGAAGGGACCGCTGGGGTGGCGCAGGAGGTCAAGGCGATCATCTCCAAGCACCTCTACGCTCGTGGCAAGACGCTGCGGGTCGATCAGCAGGAAGCATTGGACCTGATCGCCACCAAGCTGGGCCGCATCGTCAACGGTGACCCCGACTACGTTGATAACTGGATCGACATCGCGGGCTACGCCAAGCTGGTTGCAGACCGCTTAGAAGGGAGGAGTAGGTAGTATGGACATCGCACTCTATATCGTCGCCTGCGTTACCACAGGCATCCTTGGTTATGTGACTGGTCGCTGGCATGGGTATATTGACGCACAGCCAAAGCGCGATAATACTGGGCGTTTCAAGAAAAAGGACTAACCAACGTGGCGGCGTGGAGCTATTCGTCTATCAAGACTTTCGACCAATGCCCTAAGAAGTACTACCACCTCAAGGTGGCCAAGGACGTCAAGGATACTGCTGGACCGGAAGCCATCTACGGCGAAGAAGCTCACGCCGCTGCGGAACACTACATCAAGCATGGGACGGCGATCCCCGACAAGTACGCCGTGATGCGCCCTGCGGTCGAGGCGCTGGCTAAGTTTCCTGGAGAGAAGCACTGCGAACTCCGGCTTGGGTTGGCCAAAACGTCACGGGGCTTCGAGCCTTGCGGGTTCTTTGACGGGGACACCTGGTACCGGGGCATCATCGACTTGCTGATCGTGAATGGTGAGACTGCGCACTTGGTCGATTACAAGACCGGCAAGAGCGCTCGGTATGCTGACATGAAGCAGCTCGACCTGATGGCCGGTGCGGTGTTTGTCCACTTCCCTGAGGTGCAGAAGATCAAGTCTGGTCTGGCCTTCGTAGTGTCGAATGAGTTCCCCAAGAAGACGCATGTGCGGGAAGAGCTGAATAAGTACCTCTCGGTGTTCGAACCGCAGTTGGAACGGTTGGAGGCGTCACTGGAAAATGGTATATGGAACGCCAAGTCCAGCCCGCTGTGTGGTTGGTGTCCGGTGACTAGCTGCGAGCACTGGAAGCCACGGAGGAAGTGATGCCGTACAAGAACCCTGAGCGGGACCGCAACTACAAGCGTGAGTACGAGACCTATCACGGCAAGCCCGAACAGATTAAGAAGCGCGATGCCCGCAACGCGGCCCGTGCCAAGATGATGAAGGTAGGCAAGGTCAAGAAGGGCGATGGTAAGGACGTCGCTCATGTGGTCGCCCTCGACAAGGGTGGCAGCAACAAGACCGGGCTGCGTGTCGAGAGCAAGTCCAAGAACCGCTCGTTCAAGCGGGACGCCAAGAAGAACCTCGTGAGTGAGACGAGTACGCGGGAGCGCCGCAAGAAGTAAACGTACCAAGGAGCAAACGTGCGTATCATCGACAACAAAGCCCTCCTCGTGGAGACACGGGAGCCGACGGCAATCACCGATGCAATCGAGAAGAGCGCCCTGATGGAGTGCTACAAGGGTGTCAGTAAGATTGCCGTGCACTGGGGACTTAAGGAAGCTCAGACACTGAACCAGCTCGGCTTTGATGCGCCGTCGCCCATCTTGCGAGACTACCAGTGGACCGGCAAGCTCGCACCCTTTGCGCACCAGAAAGAGACTGCATCCTTCCTCTCGACCCGCAAGCGGGCGTTCTGTTTCAGCGAGGCTGGCACCGGCAAGACGGCCAGTG